GTATGGCGTTGAGATAGAAAGTCTGATGCTGGAGATAAATGCACCGGCAGCATAATAAAAAAAGCCAGCGACTGACCTGAAAAAGAAGACGCTGGCTAAAAGGCCTTATATGTTTGTAGAGACTTATTTTTCACAGACAGCAATGATGCCTGTCAATATATTATCAATATGCGGATTGTTTCAGTTACAGATGCCTTATTAAGGAAAAAAACAGCCAGCACTGACTTTCGGTGGAGAGGTGCTGGCTCAAAAGGATAGATGTACTTCACATGTTGCTTCTATATGGCAGTACATTTTCTGACAGACAGTGACGGATGTTGTCAAGATATTGTGTCATTTATAACCTGAATCAGGGGAGGCCGGAATGTTATCTGGCATTTTTAGCAGAGCCTGAATGCCATAATCACGGCTCCCGGCGTTGGCCGTCAGTGGGTGACACTGGCGGCTTTTTTGTTTTTCTTTACTTTCATTTTCTGTCGGCGGTGACGGAGACATACATCAGATGGAAAAAATCACAACAGGTGTGTCATACACCACGTCAGCGGTGGGGACGGGATACTGGTTACTGCAGCTGCTGGACAAAGTCTCTCCGTCCCAGTGGGTGGCAATAGGTGTGCTGGGAAGTCTGCTGTTTGGCCTGCTGACGTATCTGACAAATCTTTATTTCAAGATTAAAGAAGATAAGCGTAAGGCTGCGAGAGGTGAATAATGTCGCCGTCATTACGCAAGGCTGTTGCAGCTGCTATTGGTGGTGGGGCTGTTGCCATAGCGTCTGTGCTCATCACTGGTCCAGGTGGTAACGATGGTCTGGAAGGTGTCAGCTACATACCATACGAAGATATCGTTGGCGTATGGACTGTATGTCACGGACACACCGGAAAAGACATCATTCCCGGTAAAACGTATACCGAAGCAGAATGCAAAGCCCTCCTGAATAAAGACCTTGCCATGGTCGCCAGACAAATTAACCCGTACATCAAAGTCGATATACCGGAAACAACGCGCGGCGCTCTTTACTCGTTCGTTTACAACGTGGGCGCTGGTAATTTCAGAACATCGACGCTTCTTCGCAAAATAAACCAGGGCGATATTAAAGGTGCATGTGATCAGTTACGGCGCTGGACATACGCTGGCGGTAAGCAATGGAAAGGCCTGATGACTCGTCGTGAGATTGAGCGTGAAGTCTGTTTGTGGGGGCAGCAATGAGCAGGGTAACCGCAATCATCTCCGCTCTGGTTATCTGCATCATCGTCTGTCTGTCATGGGCTGTTAATCATTACCGTGATAACGCCATCGCTTACAAAGAACAGCGCGATAAAGCCACATCCATCATCGCTGATATGCAGAAGCGTCAACGTGATGTAGCAGAACTCGACGCCAGATATACAAAGGAGCTTGCTGATGCTAACGCGACTATCGAAAGTCTCCGTGCTGATGTTTCTGCTGGTCGTAAGCGCCTGCAAGTCGCCGCCACCTGTGCAAAGTCAACGACCGGAGCCAGCGGCATGGGCGATGGAGAAAGCCCAGGACTTACAGCAGATGCTGAACTCAATTATTACCGTCTCCGAAGTGGAATCGACAGGATAACCGCGCAGGTTAACTACCTGCAGGAATACATCAGGACGCAATGCCTGAAATAATTTTTTTGCAAATCACAAAGTCAATTTAATGAGCCTCGCGATGCGGGGCTTTTTTTTACATCTGAATTTCACAGCGTATCGCAGCGCGTAACAATCCCGAGTCTTTCAGAAAGCTGAGCCTGAGAACTGCCGTATAGGTGAGGACCTCTCGGGGACGGCTTTTCTGTGCGAACAGGCTCAACTTTCTAAAGGAAATACCGACATGAACAAATCATTAACCGTTCTTCCTTCTGGCGAATACCCGACCATGAGCAGTCTTGAGATGGTGGATTACATTAATGCTGATCGGAAATCCAAAGCGGAGGCGGAGGGGCTTTCGTTCCCCTGTAAGAAATATCGCAAACTCGAACACCGCAGTTTCATGAAGAAAGTACCCAAGGTCCTCGGGGATGCAGCTGCAAAATTTTTTGCAACTGATACCTATATCAACGGAACAGGTGGTGTTGTGGAGAGGGATATTTGCAATTTTCCCAAGCGTGAAGCTTGCCTCATGGCAATGAGCTACAGCTATGAGCTTCAGGCGCAGGTGTATGACCACATGACTGAGCTTGAGGGTGGGAAGGAGATTAACCTTCTCGATTTCTCTGGCCTGACCGATATGGCAATCAGCGAAATGCAAAACCGTGTCGCGGCTGCTGAGAAGTTCTCATTTGAAATGCACGGTCAAGCAGGTAGCGCTCTCATGACTCGTCGGAAGAAAGAGAAGAAGGCCATTAAAAAGGCTGAGCAGCTTGTGAAGGATCTTATTCAGTTCAAGCTATGTGACATGGGGGACTTCCCTGATGGTAAACCAGCATGACTCCGATTGATTTCATACATAAAAATGTAACAACCGAGTTAATAAAGCTTGGATACGACCAAAACGCGGCTATGACTGGCGCTGACATGGCGGTGGAACATTACCGCCGTTGTTCACAAGCCAGCAGAAAAGGCCGAATTTTCGATGACTGCCTGTACATTGCAAAACAGTGGGCAGGTAAACAGAAAGGGAAAAAATGACAGTCTGAGAGCCACTTTCACAACGGCTCTCCATTACAAAGCCCATCTACTGGTGGGCTTGATAATGGCTTATACCCTACACGGGATAACTTAACTGATATCCCTTTTAACGGATAAAGGTATTCAGGCCTGACACATCATGCGCTGTATCGTCGCTGTATTTCCGCATTAACCATGACCGTAGCCCGACGGGGAACTCCTCTGCGCGAGCATGCAGGATGTTGATTCATTGCTGTGCGACCGTGGTCGCACGACGCTGGTCTGTAAGATATTGAATTTATTGAGAATGAACCAGAGCGCCTGCGGGTCCTTTCCGGCGATCCGGCAGGCTACGGGGCGGCGACCTCGCGGGTTTTCGCTATTTATGAGTTTTTTTGAGGTGGTGGTTGTTGTTTTATCGTTTGATATATCTACTTGATAAGTAATAAGAAAGAAAAACAAACACAACAACCTGATGAGCTTTCTTATACGAAAAAGCATGTAAAATCAGAGGGTTTTACAAAAAGCGGGGTTGTTGTATTGCTTTTTTGCCGGTGGTTTATGGAGGAGCTGTGGCCTTTTTATTGAATAAAAGCGACATGGCCTCCTCCATCGGTATCTCAGTACAGGCATTTGATAAATGGGGTGTCCCTCCTGTTGAGCGCCGGGGGAGAGAGGTTTTCTATGACGTTAAAACTGTACTGGAGATAGATCGCGAGCGACGTCAGCAAAACCAGAAATCTTCAGATGGTGAAAATAACCTTGAGGAAAGGCTACTTCAGGCCAGGGTTAATCTGACGGAAGAACAGGCTATTGCTCAGCGGTTAAAAAACCAGGTTGCAGAGCATAAAGTGATTGATACCGCTTTCTCTGTTTTTGCACTGTCCCGGTTATCCGGAGAACTGGCATCTGTTCTGGACAGTATTCCGCTTTCGATGCAAAGAAAATTCCCTGAGTTGACAGGCAGACAATTGGCTTATCTGAAAGAGCTTGTTGCGAAGGGAGCTAATAAATGCGTTGAATCTGCTGAAAAAATGAAGGAATTTGCGGATGAGTATTACAGAAATACAGATGAATAATTTCGTATTGGCAGTGAAGGCGGGTCTCTCAGTCCTGAAAAGACCGTTGCCAATGACCGCCGTTGAATGGGCGGACGCCAGTTACTATCTCCCGAAAGAATCCGCATACCAGGAAGGGCGCTGGGAAACACTGCCCTTTCAGCGGGCCATCATGAATGCGATGGGCAGCGACTACATCCGCGAGGTGAATGTGGTGAAGTCTGCCCGTGTTGGTTATTCCAAAATGCTGCTGGGTGTTTATGCCTACTTCATAGAGCATAAGCAGCGCAACACCCTTATCTGGTTGCCGACGGATGGTGATGCCGAGAACTTTATGAAAACCCACGTTGAGCCGACCATCCGCGATATTCCGTCGCTGCTGGCGCTGGCTCCGTGGTATGGCAAAAAGCACCGGGATAACACGCTCACCATGAAGCGTTTCACCAATGGGCGTGGCTTCTGGTGCCTGGGTGGTAAAGCGGCAAAAAACTACCGTGAAAAATCGGTGGATGTGGCGGGTTATGATGAACTTGCTGCCTTTGATGATGATATTGAACAGGAAGGCTCCCCGACGTTCCTGGGCGATAAGCGTATTGAAGGCTCGGTCTGGCCAAAGTCCATCCGTGGCTCCACGCCCAAAGTGAGAGGCACCTGCCAGATTGAGCGTGCTGCCAGTGAATCCCCGCATTTTATGCGTTTTCATGTTGCCTGCCCGCACTGCGGGGAGGAGCAGTATCTTAAATTTGGCGATAAAGAGACGCCGTTTGGCCTCAAATGGACGCCGGATGATCCCTCCAGCGTGTTTTATCTCTGCGAGCATAATGCCTGCGTCATCCGCCAGCAGGAGCTGGACTTTACTGATGCCCGTTATATCTGCGAAAAGACCGGGATCTGGACCCGTGATGGCATTCTCTGGTTTTCGTCATCCGGTGAAGAGATTGAGCCGCCTGACAGTGTGACCTTTCACATCTGGACAGCGTACAGCCCGTTCACCACCTGGGTGCAGATTGTCAAAGACTGGATGAAAACGAAAGGGGATACGGGAAAACGTAAAACCTTCGTGAACACCACGCTCGGTGAGACGTGGGAGGCGAAAATCGGCGAACGTCCGGATGCTGAAGTGATGGCAGAACGGAAAGAGCATTATTCAGCGCCCGTTCCTGACCGTGTGGCTTACCTGACCGCCGGTATCGACTCCCAGCTGGATCGCTACGAAATGCGCGTATGGGGATGGGGGCCGGGTGAGGAAAGCTGGCTGATTGACCGGCAGATTATTATGGGCCGCCACGACGACGAGCAGACGCTGCTGCGTGTGGATGAGGCCATCAATAAAACCTACACCCGCCGGAATGGTGCAGAAATGTCGGTATCCCGTATCTGCTGGGATACTGGAGGGATTGACCCGACCATTGTGTATGAACGCTCGAAAAAACATGGGCTGTTCAGGGTGATCCCCATTAAAGGTGCATCCGTATACGGAAAGCCGGTGGCCAGCATGCCACGTAAGCGAAACAAAAACGGGGTTTACCTTACCGAAATCGGTACGGATACCGCGAAAGAGCAAATTTATAACCGCTTCACACTGACGCCGGAAGGGGATGAACCGCTTCCCGGTACCGTTCACTTCCCGAATAACCCGGATATTTTTGATCTGACCGAAGCGCAGCAGCTGACTGCTGAAGAGCAGGTCGAAAAATGGGTGGATGGCAGGAAAAAAATACTGTGGGACAGCAAAAAGCGACGCAATGAGGCACTCGACTGCTTCGTTTATGCGCTGGCGGCGCTGCGCATCAGTATTTCCCGCTGGCAGCTGGATCTCAGTGCGCTGCTGGCGAGCCTGCAGGAAGAGGATGGTGCAGCAACCAACAAGAAAACACTGGCAGATTACGCCCGTGCCTTATCCGGAGAGGATGAATGACGCGACAGGAAGAACTTGCCGCTGCCCGTGCGGCACTGCATGACCTGATGACAGGAAAACGGGTGGCAACGGTACAGAAAGACGGACGGAGAGTGGAGTTTACGGCCACTTCCGTGTCTGACCTGAAAAAATACATTGCGGAGCTGGAAGTGCAGACCGGCATGACACAGCGACGCAGGGGACCTGCAGGATTTTATGTATGAAAACGTCCACCATTCCCACCCTTCTGGGGCCGGACGGCATGACATCACTGCGTGAATATGCCGGTTATCACGGCGGTGGCAGCGGATTTGGTGGGCAGTTGCGGGCGTGGAATCCACCGAGTGAAAGTGTGGATGCAGCCCTGCTGCCCAACTTTACCCGTGGCAATGCCCGCGCGGACGATCTGGTACGCAATAACGGCTATGCTGCCAACGCCATCCAGCTGCATCAGGATCATATCGTCGGGTCTTTTTTCCGGCTCAGTCATCGCCCAAGCTGGCGCTATCTGGGCATCGGGGAGGAAGAAGCCCGTGCCTTTTCCCGCGAGGTTGAAGCGGCATGGAAAGAGTTTGCCGAGGACGACTGTTGCTGCATTGACGTTGAGCGAAAACGCACGTTCACCATGATGATTCGGGAAGGTGTGGCCATGCATGCCTTTAACGGTGAACTGTTCGTTCAGGCCACCTGGGATACCAGCCCGTCGCGACTGTTCCGGACACAGTTCCGGATGGTCAGTCCGAAGCGTATCAGCAACCCGAACAATACCGGCGACAGCCGGAACTGCCGTGCCGGTGTGCAGATTAATGACAGCGGTGCGGCGCTGGGATATTACGTCAGCG